TTGGCTGTTGACTACCAGCTCGAAGCCGACGTTGGGGCCGAAGCCGTAGAGCACGCCGTCCCGCCATATCAGGTCAGTTACGTCGGTGAACGGCGTCTTTTCGTATATGACATCGCCGGCATTGAGCAGATTGGCCGTCAGATTGATAGCCTGCTGCGCGACGAGGAACACGCCTTCGTAGGACAGCACGGCGGCCCCCGCGTCGGTCATGCAGGCATACGACAGGGCCGGGGCGCGCGCCACTTTGGCCAAGACAGCGTTCGCGCCGTCTTTGTCCTGGCCGTACGTAATTGCGTACAAGCTGTTCGTCGTGCCGACCAGACCGCCGCCGCGGCCGGCCGCCACCGTGACGACGCGCTCGGGCACCACCTGCGTGGTGCGTATCGGGAACGCGTTCCAGATATAGCGCTCAGACACGCACACGACGCCTTCGCCAGACGGCATGTTGCCGGCGACGATGAGGTGGCCGTCATCCGTGGCGCAGATATCCACCACGTCCATGTCGGGCGGGATAGAGTGGTTACGCTCCGACAGCATGCTGAAGTCCGTCATGCTGGGGGCCAGCGACACGCCCGCTACGATAGTCGGCGCGGCCGGCGCGTAAAAGCCCATCACGTTGGTATTCTCCAACGAGTTCGGAGATTCCCCAGGTTCGTGGGAATAAGCCGAATAGAAAAACTCGAACGCGACGATGGCGTACGTGCTGATATAGGCAGGGTCGAACGTGCAGGTCACGGTCTGTATGCCATCCGAGAACAGCTGGTGGTCCAGCCCGGCCACGGCCATGAGCGTGGGTACGCTGCGAGCCCCGTCCGCACGGACAGCGACAACGCTGAGCGCCGACGCGACTGGGCGCTCGGTGACGCTCGGCGTGCTTACGGAGCCGAGAGTGAACGTACCAGTGGGGGCTGGTATGCACAACGGCACGCCGTAGTCGCTTTGCATGCCGGGGAACGGGGCTCGCAAGCGTAAACTGTCGCACCGCCGAACGGCCGGAGCGTTGAATAGGGCGTTCTCTTGCTGCCATATGCCTACAACGCCTTGCGTCATAGGTCGCGGCATGGTCACGGCACGGTACAAATAATACTCGGGGAACACGCGGTCTTCGGCTTCCGAGTAGAGCAGGGACAGGACATCGCGGCCGACGTCGGCGCTGAGCGTGCGGTCCCGCCACTCGTATCTGGGCCGCAGCACGCCGTCGCGGAGGTAGACGTTGTGCGCTATGGTGGCGTGTTGGGCCGGCAGGAGCTGCGGAGCAACTTCCGGAAGTATGCCTGAAAACCCAGTGACACGCGCGCTGGCCATTACGCCACTACCATGGATATGCTTGACAGAGTTGCAGTGGATGGTACGGTCGGCGTCGCCGGATTGAAGAATCGCACCTCAAGCTCGTTGCTGAACGGGCCGGAGATTTCCCCGACCAAGAACCGCATCGCGCTGGAATTCAGAGGACTGAACCCAAGCACATCCTGGGTGGAGCGCTCGACCACGAACGCGAACCCGGCCTGGGCCGCGTTGAGTTCAATAAGAGCGGATATGCTTCGGGTCTCGCCGGCCGGTATTTGAATCAGGCCGCTCGTGGAGAGCAGGGCAGAGTTGCCAAAATTGGCGGCGTCGACCGTAGCTGGTGGAGCGGGGACGGTCAGTGTGTAGACACTGCTGTTGGATATGCCACCAAGCGCGGCCAGCTCCGCGTCGATGATTTGCTTGACGGCATTGGGCGTAGCTGCCACGTCCGTGGGGTACGGGGACACACCGACACTGTCGTAGAGCTCGACGATGCCGGGGGCCGACGTGGTGGCAGGGGCTATTTCGAGCGAGACCAGGCCGGTCTGCGGGTCGAGAGTTGACAGCAGTGGGGCAACGGCGGATATGCCAGACACAATCTGCCCTACGGCCGTGGCCTGGCCGAACGCGTTGAACGTGACAGGGCCGTAGTCGCCAGGGGTTATGCCGGTAGGCTTCAGGCCGAACGTGAAGTCATTGGGGCCGCCAGTCACCTCGACGCCGGCACCGCTGTTGAACGAATAGATACTGCCGCCAGTGCCGGGCGTGACAGTCACACGGAAATTTGGCCAAGTGCCCTCAATAGTGATGGGGCCGAACGTGGTGAAAACAGGCGGCTCGACGGTGATGTCGAGGCCGTTATCGCCGTTGGGGGCCACGACTACGATGCCGAAGCCGTTCGACTGATTTACCAAATCGTCGCACTCGCCATATGGGGTACCGGCCATGTCAGACACTCCTCACGGTTGTGGACGCGTTGATTACGAAATCCACGGCTTCAGTCAGCTGCAGCTCGAATTCCGACAGGAAGTCGGTGCCTTGGAACAGCTCCGCGTTGTAGCGGCCGGGCTTGAGCTGGGGAATCAAGTCGCCAAACTCGAACGTCACTTTGTTCTTGTCCAGCTTCTGACTGTAAAACTCGGCGGCCGAGCAGTTGTCCCCGATACGGCTGATGCGCAGGCGGTACGACCCGCTGAGCGTCAAGTCAGACGCCGTTGGATTGCAGTCATTATCGGGGCAGTCCACACTGGCACGATGCAGGGCAAGGATTAGCTTGCCAGTGTCTTGGGATATTGCGGGAAGGGGCGCGCCGTAGATACTCATTAGCAGAACCGAATCGGCCTCATTTTAAGGTTGGCATTGGTGAAATTTTTCATCACTGCGGTACGCGCCTCGTGGATGCCCTTTTTGAACTCTATTTCCCACTTGGCGGACAGCACTAGATTAGACCATTTTGAGTCTGGCTGCATCATCAAACGGTGCAGCGCGCCGGCCGTTATGGCGTCCCGATACTGGTCGTACAGCAGGGCGTCGAACGCCACGGCGCTGCGCGAGGGGGCCACGACATACTCGATGACCAAGGACCCGCAGTCGTCGGACGACGGGGCGCTCAGGAGTTCAATCCAGTCCGGGCCGTCCATGAAAAAATCGCCACAAGAGCAGGAGCACAGGTCGGGCTTGACCAGCAGGCGCTTCGAGCCTTCGATGACGCACACGGCGCGGACCACCTGGTAGTCGTCCGGCGGGCACAGGCGGTAGCGGGTCACGCCACGCTGCAATGCGATTTCCTGCCGTACGCGCAGGATTTCCGAGCGCTTGCAGAACGTAATCATGGCCTCGCGCACTTCTGGCAGCACTACGTTCGGGGGCACCGAGCGGACGTGGCGCATAACTGCCGGCAGTGCGTCGTACAGGCTCATTTGGTTTTCGATGTTTACGGTTATGCAGGTCATGCGCGCAGGGCCTTATTGTCTTTCAGAGCGACTTGAGCGCTCAGGTTGCCGTACAGTAAATCTTTGAACACGCTGTACTGCCGGGCGGATGTCGCCATGGAGGTTGCGCTTTCCATATCGACCTCGTGGGCTTTGTACAGCATCCAAGCCTCGAGCGCCGGCAGGTATACCCCCGAGATGCCGAGGTTCAAGCTGGTCGATGTGTACGGGCCTGGGTTGCCGTACACGTTCAGGTAGTAGGTTTTCCCGTTATTTGGCACGGACGGGTAGATTTTGAACGTGTCGTCGCCCAGCACCAGGCTGTACCCGAACGGCTCAAAGATGGGGTCGCCGTTGCAGTCGGTGCGGAGCACGTTGACGCAAGGGTCGTCGGGGATGTTCGACATTTGCTGGTCGAACTCCACGAGCCTGCCGGAATCGCCGGCAATGCCCGTAACCGAAGTCATGCCGGGCGGTAGCTGTTGGATGATACCAGGCCGCAGCGGGATACGCTGCGGCGGGTACGTAATCGCGTCGGGCCGAATACTCGCAATCACCTCGAGGCCGAGGTTCATGTAGTGCAGAAGCATCGGAATCGTCCACCGATAAAACGGGGCTTCGGGCCGTTGGTCGTTCAGCTGGCGGGAAACCGCTGTCAAAAACTCAAGGACTTTCACGACGCCTCCAGTAACTATTACATGCTGTTCAGTATGTCATCAAACGACGGTTCCGATGTGGGCTGGACTGCTTCCAGTTCTGCGAGTGCGGGCTCGGGCTTGGCAGCGCGAGTGCGGCGCGTAGTTGGAGCAGGCTCCGGCAGGGCAGCGTCGTTGCGGACCGCGGTTGCCGTGCTGTCAATATAATCCGGCACGACGTGCAGCGTCAAGCCGAGTTCGTCCGAGCGGCGGGCCAGCTCGGGGGTGTGGACGTATGGGTGTCCGTCTTGAGTGATGAGGTAGGTGCCGGGAGGGAGCGAGGTGCCAATAGGTTTTACTGCGTTCATTTCATTTCCTGTAAAAAGAAAGAAGCCGGGCATATGCCCGGCTTCTTTATGGGCTTAGAACTGACCGTAACGATTGAAGTCAGTCACCATTACAACGATGCGCAGGTGCAGGTCACCGAGCGAGCCATCAGCTGGCACGCCGGCAAGTTTCACCTGCAGGTACTGCGAGTCATCATCCGTGCCCCAGACACCGGCCGTGGCTGCGAAGAAACCAGTGGTTTTCGCAAAGGCAGTGTCGGAAGCCGGCAGGTACATCGACTGGCTTTCCAAGTTACTTGGCTCATCCAGCTTGTAGCCCGGAGCAACCACAACGCAGGTACCTTCGGCCACGTTGTCGTTGTCGACAACGCCATTGGCTTCCTCGGTCAGGAGGATGCTGCAGGTAAGGCCAGTTGCGCCGGGGTTGACGACTTCAACGAAAATGGCATGCACCAGCGAGAACCGGGGCAGCAAAATCGCGTTGAGGATGTCGCCATTGGCGAACTTGTGGGTGCGCGCATAGTGGCTCAATGCACGGCTGTTGACGAAGTCCAAGTCGCGCTGCAAGCCGCCAGTGGATGGCATTTTGTGGTCCGCGATTGGCACGTTGGCCGGGGCAGATGGGAACATTGCCTGGCCGTAGTTTTGGGTGGCTGCGCCACCAACAAAAATGTTATGACTTGACATGATGGTTTCTCCTTAAACGGCCGAGACTTTGGCGTAGACATCAACCAAAGCTTTCGGATAGATGGTTTTGAAGCCATAGACAGCCAGACCTTGGTAGTACGTGGCCCAGTCGTCTTTGTCTTCGATTACGCGGGTCTTGTCAATCTGCGAGGCGAATGCCGTAGCCGATTTGACGCCCGCAACGAGATGGTACGCGCCGGCATTGTCCATGCGCAGGTTGACCGACTCGAGCAGGTTAAAGCCCATGACGGTTTCCGGCAGGCGGCCGTTCACCATCGGAGACCAACCCAGACCCGTCAGCAGAGCGGATTTGAGGTCGGACGCGCGGAGAGCGGTCAGGAAGGCAGGCGGAACAACCATAAAACGACCATCGCGAGGAGCACACTGCTCATCCAGGACCTGGTGCACTTTCGACATGACGTCGATGATGTTGGTCGGGGAGAGGGTCAGCGGTGCGCCAGCAGCGCCCAAGTCCAGATTCTTGGAAATCAGGCCGGCTTTGCTGCCACGGTTGGCGCTGTCGACATCAGCATACATGCTGTTGAGTACGACGCCATCAATGGTGCGGGCCAGCTGATACGAGGCTCTGCGGAGGAACGAACTGCGCCACTTGTCGTAGTTGCAGATTTGTTCTTCGTCGATTTGGTTCATTTTGATGGAGAAGTCCAACGCACGGTCGATGACCATGGTCAGCGGCTCGGAATCAATCGTATCGTGTTCGATGCGCTGATTTTTGATGTACTCGCGGACGCGGACTTCAGGTTCTTTGAAGAAGGTGATTTGGTCACCGCACTTGGTCAGTTCGCCAGTGTATTCGGTGGTCGAGATGTCAGAAAAGACGGTGGTGCAGTAAAACTGCTCCAGCAAGTCCATGCTGAACATTGGGGAAATGATGCTTCCCGAGTATTGCGGGTAACCCGCGGCTGCTTTGATAGCCATGATGGTTTCTCCAGATTAGGAATTGTAGTCAATCCGCGACTCGGCGTCGGCCTGTTTGTAGGCGGCGTCGATTTGGCGGAGCTTTTCGTGAGTGATGTTGCCTTTGATGAACGCATCATGCGCCTTCTGCCGCTCCGACCACTTCAGCTTGGGGCGTGCGGCACCAGGCTGGCGGGGGATGGGGGCAGCGCCTGCGACTGCAGGGGCAGTCAACGCAGCTACTGCATTGGACGTGTTACCAGTGACAAACCCATCGAAGATTTCAACGATGCGGTCGATGTCGCGGGCCTGGTGCGCTTGCATGAGCGCCTGTCCGATGTTGAGCTGAGTGTATGGCACCCGTTTGGCGGTGTATTCCTTCCAGTTCGGGTTGGCGGTGACATTGTCCATATCGGGGACTCGGCTTTTCACGGCCGCGACGAAGGAACGCTCCGTCATATCCTCGAACTTCTGGCTCGCTCCACGAAGCTGCTTGATTTCCCGTGTAAGAGGCTCGACGGCCGTCTTCACTAATTTCATGGCTTCACGCTTAGCGGCTTTCTGGATTACGCCCAGCGATTCCGAATAGATGCGCTGTTCGTCTTCCGTGAAATCTAACTCAGGGTCGTTTTCGTCGAACTGGCCTGGAAAGAAATCGTCTAGGGCGTCGACTGCCGGCGGGGCAATCGGCGGGAGGGGGTTGTTGAGCTGCTGTTCCAACTGCTCGCGCTGAGCGCGTTCACGGTCGTACAGCCCTTGCAGGGTCCGCCAGCGTTGGTCGCTTTTCTTCGCTTCTTCTTCCCAATTGACGGCGGGGGCCGGCTCGGGAGTGGCGGGAGGCGGGGAGGTATCAGGCACCGCGTACAAAGACAGGTCCAACTCCTCTGTGCCGGGCTCGTTGGCGGCCGGGGTGCCACCCAGGGCGGCGTCAGTGGCCGAGGAAAGCTCAGCTTGCATTTGCTGTTTTCGGGTTCTTTGTGCAGATGGTAGTGCCATTTCTATCTCCTATACCCTGCGGAATGCTAGGGTTTCAAAAGTTCAAGCAGTTCACTCAGCTCATTCGCGCGGCCTTGTGCGCGGTACAGCTGTTGAACATCGTTTTCCAGCGTGAGGCGTTTCTGAACCAATTGCAGGCGCTGTTCAATCGCACGCCTCAGTAACTCTGCGGGCTTGGTGCCCGCAACGGCTTGGAACTCAGCCCGCATTACGCGTGCCAGCCCCAGGTCGAATAGGCTTTCGGCCGGAAGGCCATACCGCCTTTGGATTTGATGTTGCCTTTGTAGGCGGTCATGTTCTTGCTGAACGCCGAGGCCGGGGCGGTCACACCGTAGCGGGTGGACGGGCTTTTACCCATGACACCTTGCATACCGACGTTGTTGCCGACGCGCATAGTTTTACTTGCCATGGCGAATCACTCCTGAAGGGACAAAATTATCAATAGCCACGACAGTAACAAGCCCGAGCGACTCGGGGTGAACTACGTGGAGACGGTACAGCCCACCAAGCGCCAGCTCAACCTGCGTGTTGTTTTTCGACAGCAGGAGCTTGGTGCCATTTATAACGATGGGCTGGGAGAGCACGTTGCATTCGTCTACGTAGACGACCTGGTGGACGGCGATTTCGTCGTCATCAACGGCATTGAAGATGCGGAGCGTTACGGGATTGTGCTCGACGCGGAAATTTTCGGAGAACAGGTTTTCGGAGAAGGCCCCTAGCAGTACTGTCGTACCGCCGGAGACGTTAATACCCTCGCCGGGCCCGTCGGGCAGGCGTAGTATTTTTCCAATTTTGCTTGATGTGCTCATGATGGTATTAAACCCCCGCTGTTAAAGCATGTCAAGTACGTGGGAAACATTTATTTCCCGTTGCCGTTTCCACCGAAAAACAGGGTTTTGAGGATGTGGAACCCCGCGGTAGCCCAGAGTGCCACGGTGGCCGCTACGACAAACACCATTGAACGCGTATTCTTGTCTTTCACGGCACCCTCCACGCTAATACTGGAACGCCAGATACATAATCGTGAAAAGGTGGGCCACAAGCAGGAGGTTGGTCGCTATGCAGGCCATGCCGACCACGATAGCGATTTTCAGTAAACCTGCAGGATAAGCGGTTTTTTCACGTTCCATAACTTGTCAAATGCCCTTTTGTCGATGTTGATACAGCCGTTGGATATGCGGTTATCCATGGGGCTCGCGGAGGCTAGGCGGGCTTCCCGCTGCTGGCCCTTTACCGGCACAGTGGCGTGGATGGCGTAGACGGCATCCCCGTCCTGCATGAACACCAGGATATTCCGCTTCAGGTGGGTACTGTACGCCTTCTGGACAAGAAACACACCTGTCGGCGTCTCAGTGCCCGTTTTCCCGAAGATTGCCGGGGTTTTGAACGCCACCTCCGGATGCTCTACGGAAACCTCGCCTCGGTTGATTGAGGCGAGGATTACGACGCTAAGAAACACGGTCTTCATCAGCCTTTGATTTTCGTGTCGATGACAGGAATTTCGGGCTTCGGCTGTTCCGGCTTCGGTTGTTCAGGTACCACAATAACTTCAGGCTCGCGCGGCTTGCAGGTGGTACCCAGGACCGTGCCGACATCGACTGTCGGGTTGGCGCAGAGGTACATCAAGGCCAAATCCGCGTCGAGCGAGGCGAGGATGCGCGCATTTTCCCTTACTTGGCATTGCGGGTCTTGTTTCGCGCCGCCCAGCGATACGCCGGCACCAAACCCTGATACGCCACCTGACAGCCCGCCGGCAGTACATGCCGAACTGGAGTAAATGGCGGGGGCGTAGGCACTCACGTTATTGCCGTACTTGTTGTAATGCCGGGCGTTACCAGTACTCTCGAAGTTGATATTGGTCGACTGGCTGGCATTGTTCCCCGCATTGCTTTGCACGTTGCTGTTGGCCGAGTTGCCTGAAGCATTCACACCGCTGTAGCTGGACGAATTGCCAGAGTCGTACACTGAGCTTGAACTGGCCGAATTACCGCTGTTGTCGATGCGCTGACTTTGGCTTTGCACTTGGCCTTGGCTTTGTTCAGCACTACCACCTTCGCCGCCAAACGCTACGGCACTGGCAGTGCCGCCGTCACCGCCTTGACCACCAGCGCCACCGGCTCCACCATAGGCGGTATTGCTGTTCGCGTTCTGGTTCACGTTGGTGCTGTTGGCGGACGCGCTCGAACTGGCGCTTGCGGCAGCTGCGGCGCTGGCACTGGCGTCAACACCGATGTCGACCTTGATGCTGTCGGGTTTGCCGGTATCGGTGCCATGGCCATTATCGGCGCAACTGTTCGGGGTCTGGCAACGATGGTCGCCGCCCTTGAAATTTGAATCTCCGCCGTTGTAAACGCCGCCAGTGGCGAAGGCGTTAGATGAAATAATGAGCAGGGAAAACAAGATAAACCTTTTCATGACACTTACTCCTGTGTGGTTGATAAATTACGCTTTTTTGCTTCCCTCGCTAGAGCGCGAAGTCTTGCCGCCGCCCTATACTCGGGTGTTGACATAGTTTTGCGGACTGCGGCGGTACGCTTTACAACAATTGTTCCAGATTGGCTTAAACCTTTCCTTTTTTTGTTTGACTCCGATACCCATGGACACTTCTTTCCGCTCAAGGTGCTTGAAATCGCTTTTTTCTGTGCGTCGCTTATTGGTCGGCCAAGGAACTTAGCGGAAAGTTTTTGGCGTGTTTCTGCGCTTACTAGCTTGCCTTTATGCACAAGGGAAATAGCAAGTTTTGTTTCATCAGAATGCCTATAACCATCGTTCCCCTCGCCGCCATCGCTCATGTTCACGATGTTCAAGCCAAGCTCACGGGCCTCGGCAATCAACTGGCGCTCATGGCCATAAGCCTCACGCGCCGTCAGGTGCTGGGCAAGGATATGCACATCAACGCCGTGCTGAGTAGCCACGCGCATATGCCAAGCGCCACGCGCTTTCAATTCAAACGCGCGGCCATTACTACCCTTGCCTAAATAGAATATCTCGCCCGTCGTCTTGCGGGCGTGGGCATAGGTGTAATGGCGGCGGTCTTCAAGTGCAAGCATGGTCGATTAGCCGGCAAACGCAGCGGACGAAACAGCGAATAAAGCGAAGAAAAGTAAGCGTTTCATGGTAATTCCCCTGTTGGATGGATGGGTGTGGGTTGAGTTTAGCACGGTTAGGGTTTCGGGTCACCGCCCTCACTGCTCTGCGACGACTGTTGGGTGGTCGTCTGCGCCTGTGCCCCAGCGGTGAC